ATGAGCCCCGACGCTTCGGTCGATGCCGTGGTGGTGGGGAGCGGGGCAGGGGGCGGCCCATTGGCTGCACGGCTCGCGCAGCGAGGTCTTTCGGTGGTGGTGCTGGAGGCGGGTGCGGCCTTCAGCCCTGCGTCCCATCTGCCTGATGAGCTGACGACCGGCATCTACTGGATGGAAGAGCGCCTGAGCGGTGGGCAGACGCCCACCGCATTCGGCGCCAACAATTCCGGGTCGGGCCTGGGCGGTTCGACCCTGCATTGGGGCGCCTTCTGCCCGCGTCCGGACAAGCGCGACCTGAGCCTGGCAACGCAGACCGGGCAGCGCGGCATGGACTGGCCAATCGCGCATGAAGAGCTGCTCTCCTATATCCGCCGCGTCGAGGAGTTCATCGGCGTGTCCGGGCCGGCGCACTATCCGTGGGATCCGGAGCGCAAATACGCGTATCCGCCGGCGCAGCGCAATGCGTCGGCCGGCGCGATGGAACGCGGTTGCCGCACGCTGGGCATCACCGCTACCGATGCGCCTGCCGCATTGGTGACCAGGGCGCACGAGCAGCCGCACCACGGCAGGCGCGCGGCCTGCAACAACTGCGGCGCATGCCATCAGGGTTGCAGCAACGGCGCCAAGGTGAGTGTCGATACCACCTGGCTGCCACTGGCGCGCGCGCACGGCGCGCGATTGCGACCCGATTGCCGGGTCATTGATATCGAGCGCGACGCCCGTGGCATGGTCAGCGCGGTGGTCTACCAACAGGACGGGCGCGAACTGCGCCAGCGGTGCGCGAGCCTGTTCCTGTGCGCAGGCGGCGTGGAGACACCGCGCCTGCTGCTCAACCTGGGCCTGGCCAACTCCAGCGGCCAGGTGGGGCGCAATTTCATGGCGCATGTCGCCACCCAGGTGTGGGGGGAGTTCGATGCCGACATGCGCATGAACCGTGGCTACCCCTCGTCGCTGATCACCGAGGACATGCTGCGCCCGGCCAATGCCGATTTCGTCGGCGGCTATCTGGTGCAGAGCCTGGGCGTGCAGCCGATCACCCTGGCCAACACGCTGGCGCGTGGCGCGGGCCTGTGGGGGAGGGAACTCGTATCGACCATGGCGCGCTACAACCGCCTGGCCGGCATCGGCATCAATGGCGAATGCCTGCCGCAGGACGGCAACCGGCTGAGCCTGTCAGACGAGCGCGATGCCTTCGGCCAGCGCAAGGCGCGTATCGACTTCAGCTACGGGCCCAACGAACGCGCACTCGATGCGCATGCCCGCGCATCGCTGCACGCAATCTGGGAGGCGGCAGGTGCCCAACGCATCTTCGCCGCCGCCCGCTCCGCGCACACGCTGGGCACCTGCCGGATGGGCACCGATCCAGAGCAGGCGGTAGTGAACCCGGACGGCCGCGCTTTCGATATCGCCAACCTCTACATCTGCGACAACTCGATTTTTCCAAGTGCACTGGCAGCCAATCCCGCGCTGACGCAGATGGCACTTGGCCTGCGCACGGCGGAGCGCTTTCTCGCCCGCTAGTGACGCGCTTACCACCACCAATCCCTACCACCAGGAGTTCAGCATGGATCTCGGAATCAACAATCGGATCGCCCTCATTAGTGGCGGCGACTCGGGAATGGGCAAGGAAACCGCGCGGCAGCTGCTCGAAGCCGGCGTGCGCGTGGCGATCACCGATCTGCCCGACGGCACGCTCGACCAGGCCGTGGCGGAGCTGTCGGGCCTGGGGCAGATCATCGCCATCGAGGGCGATGTCACCCGCGAGCAGGATGTCACCGCCATCTGGACCCAGGTGCGCGAACAACTGGGCGACCCCGACATCTACATCAACGCAGCGGGCGTGACCGGCGCAACCGGCGATTTCCTGGAGGTCAGCGATGCGGGCTGGCTCGAAACGCTGGACATCAACCTGATGGGCGCGGTGCGCATGTGTCGCCAGGCCATTCCCGCGATGCGCCGCAAGCAATGGGGCCGGATCGTGCTGTTCGCATCGGAAGACGCCGTGCAGCCCTATGTGGACGAGCTGGCCTACTGCGCATCGAAGGCAGGCATCCTGAGCCTGGCCAAGGGCCTGTCCAAGGCCTACGGCCCGGACAACGTGCTGGTCAATACGGTGTCGCCCGCATTCATCGCCACCCCGATGACCGACAAGATGATGCAAAAGCGCGCAAGCGAAAACGGAACCACATTCGAGCAGGCAATCGAATCGTTCCTGGACGAAGAACGTCCCGGCATGGTGCTCAAGCGGCGCGGCCGCCCAGAAGAAGTGGCCTCGGCGGTTGCCTTCCTGTGCTCCGAGCGCGCCAGCTTCATCAACGGCGCCGGGATCCGGGTGGATTCGGGGTCGGTCTTCACCATCGCGGGTTGAGCGATTGCCGAGGCGCCTTCCTTTGCTGGATATTGCAAAGGGAGGCGCAAAAGCGGCATCCGATGCGCCTGTATCAGATCAAGAGAGTGTGCCCATCAGGCCCAGCAGTCACGCCTGCCATATTGCATATCACTAACCGCATAGAATTCTGTCATTGAATTGGTGCAGGTTGCTGCTGATAAAGCTCTGAAAACGAGGCGATTTGTCAGAGGCCTATCGACATTGGGGCATTTTCTGGCTGCCAGTGGGCTACTCAGTGTCGGCAATCATCAGCCTTCGTCAAACTCGGCGGTTGCAAGTCGATGCAGCCCACTCATTTCGCATAATGTATATTATGTAAGATCCTGGGGTGTTGGGTCAGGCTGGGACATGCACTTGGCAAATTCCTGACGAATTTCTTAGCCCTTTCAGAATCTTGCATTCGATTGGTTGCGGTCTGTTCGCCGGTCTCTTCTGGGGTCGGGTCGACAGTTGATGACAGTAATACGTGCTTATTGTTCGATCTCAGAGCCTGCGCTACGCGAGCGCTTCGTGTGGTTCCTCCAGATCACTGGGCGATCGCCTGAGACCGCGAAATCGTATCTGCGCGCGCTTGCGCGGTTTGACCGCTTTGCCACCGACAACCCGGTGGACCGCAGCGGCATCGATGTGGTCCATCGTTACGTTGGTCTGCGGCGCGACCAGGTGCGGCCGGCCACCGTCAACATCGAGGTCAACGCACTGCGCTGCTGGTTTCGCTGGCTTGCGCAGAATCAGCCAGATGCCTGGCAGCCGGGCAGCTTGCCGCGCTGCCGGCGCGTTCCCGTACGCCGCGTCTGGGCGCTCACCGACGCCGAGGTCGGCATGCTGCTGGCAGCGCCCGATCTGAGCACGTACGTCGGCTTTCGCGACCACGTCATCATGGCTACGTTGTACCAGTGCGGTCTGCGTGCTGGTGAGCTGGCGAAGCTGCAGGTTGGCAGCATTCTTCCCGATGGCTTCTTGATTGTGTTCGGCAAGGGCAACAAAGAGCGGCTGGTGCCGATCGGAGAGCACTGCGTGGGGCTGCTCCAGACCTACCTGCGCGAACGCGGAAAGCTGCGCCCTGGGAAGAAGAATGCGCTGTTTCTGACGGTGCAGGGCCACCCATTGCGAGACGCGCGCAGCGTGTGGGTGATCGTCCGCAAATACGCCAAGGCGCTGGGCTATGGCCACGGCGGTGCCGTGGCGGCGCTCGACGCGACTATCTCCACCAGGCCGTGGACCGGCCATTATCCGCACAGGCTGCGTACTGCATTTGCCACGGAGCTGCATCGGCGCGGTGTGAACCTTGTGGCGTTGTCGCAATTGCTGGGCCATGCGAGCGTGGTCACCACCGCGCTGTACCTGGGTATCGATATGGCGCAGTTGCGTGAGGCAGTCGCTCACCACCCGCGAGCCAAGCGCGTGAGCGAGTGAATCAAAATGGCAGGTCATCGCCCCGCTCCTCTTCACCTGGAAATGCTGGTGCCTTGGGTGCGGCTCGGCCTTGATGTTCGGGCTTGGTCTGCGCGTGCTCCTGATCTGCGTGCAGCGTCAATCCTGCTGCGTTGACATGCACGAAGACCTTGCTGCGTGGCCGGCCGTCGTCGTTCCATCACTCTGTGTGCTTGCGTCCCTGCACGGTGATCATTCGGCCCTTGCGTAGCAGACGCTCGGCGGTTTCTGCTGCCGCGCCAAACAGCTTGATGGCGAACCATTCGGTGTGTTCGCAGCGTTCGCCACTGCGGTCGGTGTAGGTCTCGGTAACGGGGATCGACAGTTCGGCGACGAGCTTGCCGCCGGCCATCGCGCGGATGATCGGGTTTTCGCTCAGCAGCCCGGTGACGATCACCAGCTGGTGGCCGCTGCTCATGCAGCCTCCCGGTTGTACAGCCGGATCAGATCAGCAGCGTTGGCCAGCACGAACAATTCGGCCATGTCGGGGCATACGCTGTTCCCGATCAACTTGACCTGATCGGTCTTGGTGATGGGCTTCCATTCGGAAGTGCCAGTGTCGGTATTGAAGAATAGCCCGCGGTCCAATATGTAGTCCGCCGGGAAGCCCTGCGCACGCTTCAGCTCATCCGGCTGCAGCATGCGCAAGGTGATATCCACCAACACGTAGCCACCCACCAACACGAGGTCGGCAGCCTCGGCGAAGTGCTCCGGCAAGTGCTTGTGCAAAAACGCGGCGCAGCGCTTCGCCTTGGAAAATTGGTCGGGCGGCAAAATATCTGCCGCAACCTGGACTACCTGCACAAGCCCCATGCGGCCCTTGGTGGGTAGCGTATGCATCGGCTCGTCCACGCCCTGCCACTGCCCACCTTCACCGTAATATTTCACCAGATAAGCGCTCACCAGCTGTTGCTGGCTGCCGCTGCTGGTCACCGTGGACATCGGTGCATCCAGGCTACGCCCACCACCTTCGTAAAAGCCGGCATTCGCCTGCTCAAGAAAGCCAGCGACCATCGCGTGCTTGTTCGTGCCGACAACGGTGCACAACGGGGCTTCGACGGCTTGCGCCCTCGCCTGCTGCCCTGGGCGTTCGCCGTAGCCGATCGTAATTAGATGCGCGGCGACAAGCGCCTGCTCGCCTCGGTTGGCTCCCGTGACCGTTCGAACTGGCTCGTCGCATGCATGCCCTGCCCGCTCACCGTGATGAGTCAGGTGGGTAAGGTGTGCCGCGGCCATCGCGAAATGCCCGCCCTTGACCTGCGCCACCTGCGTGCGCAGCGGTTCGGCAACATCGAACGTACGCTGTGTGCTTGCGTTGGCATATTCGGTCAGGAACGGCGCCAGTTCCATGCCTGCCACCGCGTGTCCGCCCGAGCCTGTCACTGTGCCCAGCGGCAACGCGATATCGCGGCTGCCGTGGCCCCAGCGCTGCACGCCACCAGGCTTCCCCTCACCGTGCGCTGCTTGGATCATCACCGGGGCACAGAGTCCGTGATGCGTTCCGCCACCGGTGATGGTCGATAACGGCTGTGCGATCTCATGGGTTGCTTGGTGCCCTGGCGTCGTCCCGCGCATCGGCACGATAAACGGCAGCGCCTTCGTGAGCACATGCCGCCAGCAGCCCTTTGCGATGCGTCGTTCACTGTTGGCCGCCAGCGGTTTTTCGCGATCAAAGATGCTGCGGCCGAGGTCATCGAAATTGATGCACTCGGCGGCCATGCGCCAGCGCTTGCCACGCGTTGGCGCGTCACGCAGGTGTGTGACCTTCGGGAAGACGATCGGCCGGCCATCGCAGCGGGCAACGCCGTACAAGCGCTTGCGGATGGTGGGCACACCATGATTGGCAGCGACCAACTCACGCCAGTCGACCTTGTAGCCCAGGCCGCGCACCAGCGCATCCAGGGGTACGTGTTGGCCTATCTCGCGCAAGATTTCCGCCATGTCCGGATGGTCCGCCGACAGGCCGGTGCCCAGCACGGAAATGAAGGCCTTGAAGGTACGGCCGCGCTCAGCCTTGATCGGCTGGTGCTGCCCGTCCAGTGGACCCCAATCGCAAAATTCCTCTACGTTTTCCCAGAAGATCAAACGCGGGCGTGTTGCGTAAGCCCAGCGCACGATGATCCAGGCGAGCCCGCGAATCTTGACGTTACGCGGTTTGCCGCCCTTGGCCTTGGAGTGGTGCCTGCAATCGGGCGACGCCCATAGGATGCCGACGGGACGCCCGCGTGTGGCGAAGTAAGGATCAACCTCGAACACGTCGGCCACGTAGTGCTCGGTGTCGGGGTGATTGGCGCGGTGCGCCGCGATCGCAATCGGGTTGTGGTTCACGGCGACATCGGGGTGCCTGTATGCGCGCGCGATGCCGAGGCTCGCGCCGCCGCCACCGGCGAACAAATCCACCACCAGTTCCTTCGCGAAATTCAACGAAAAATTCCCGTCAGCCATGTTGAAGTCCTTCCAATTCTTGTGGGGTCGCGCTGCCGCAGGTGGACAGATAGGTTTCGGCCTCGTGGCGGTTTATGCCGCAGGTGCGCATGAGGTGTGCTACACGCGAGTCAAACGCACCGCACTGGATCTGGTCGGCCTGGCGGCGCAGCTCCGGGATCTGGCGGGGCTGCACCTTCAAGGCATGCGCGAGTGCGCGATCAGAGAACACGCTGTGATCCGGGGCAATGGCGTGCAACTCAGTCCCGGTGATGATCGGCGTCATGCTGCCCTCCCCTGCGCTTTGCGCGGCGCGTCCGGTAACGCACGCAGGCGCGCCAACAATGCCTCGTGCTGCTTGCGCGTCAGATCTAGCGTGCTGGTGGCGCCGACCGCCTGCAGGTGCAGGCGATATGTCGGTTCGTCCAGGCCCTTGGTGCCATGCGCGTAGCGTCGCAGTGCTTTGACCAACGGCTTGCTGATCTGGAAATCACGGTCAGCCATTGGGCACCTCGCCTGCCGGCCCGGCCTGCTGGTCTATCAGCGGGCGAAGCGCGGCGAGATGGTCCGGCCGTATGCCCATCTGCCGTGCAAGTATGGTCGCCTCGCACAGGGCAATGAATTTCTGCCCCTCGGTGGCGCCGAGCCAACACACAAGGTTCTCCACAACTTCATAGGCGTCAGCTGTCAACAGCGGCGGGTGGTGCCGATCGGTGGTGTTCCAATCCCCAACCCAGGCCAGCATTTCAATCATTCGCCAGCCGTAACAATGGCCGGCCCGGCGGTGGTTCTCAATCGCCCAGGCGGCAAGGTAGCCATCGCCATACCAATCGGACCCGCGCAAAGCGGACTGCTTGCGGCACGCCGACAGGAAGCGCATGCCGACATTGGTGCCCAGCCACGTCACGAACGAGGCGACCAGCGATGCCAGTTCCTGTGTCGGTGGGATGTCGCGGGTGATGACGGCGAACGCGGGGTCGCCTTCATCGTCGTATCCCCGCATCTGCTTTTCCCAAAGCTCCGCGAACACCGGTTCCGGAATCATGCCGTTGCGGGGCGGGTGATGAGGGCGGTGCGATAGCTCGCTCACGCCTCACCATCCTTCGCCGCTGCCGGCTCGGCGTGCTTGTTGATCAGGGTACGGAACTCAGCGATGACCTCGGCAGCGATCCTTTCGACGTAGGCTTTCTCCCGCTTCTTCGGGTATTCGTGCCGACCACTCAGCATGTTCCCGGCCACGTAATCGGCGTTGCACGAAGCCACGAACTCCATCACCGTCCGGTCTCCCATGGCGCCCCAGAATCCACACCATGCCTGCCCGTAGCACGTGACCACAATGCGGCCGCGGCCTAGTTCGTAGTCCTGCACGAATACGTTGATCGGATCGAGGTTATTGCGCTGGGGAATCTCGAGCAGGCGGATGCCGTGTGGCAGACGCCCTTGTTGAGTGGCGTGTGCCGCTGCCGGCTGGGGGTGGGTGGCGAGCCCGGGCAGCGGCGTGTCGAAGTGCAGGGCGTTTTTGGCTTCCTGCTTCCGGCGAATATTGGCCATGACATCCGGCTGCGTGATCCGCTGCAACTCGCGCGCGCCCTCGGCGTGCATGTCCAAGCCAGCCACCCAGCAGTAGCCCGCTAGTGTGACCATGACGCCGCCAACTTCCTGAGCCGGCTCACCCACAGGGCGGCTATAGACGTAATCGACCAGCGTCGCCACGCGCGTCCTGTCGTAACCATTTGACTGCAGCAGCTCCAGCACTTCTTCCAGCAGGCGGTCGCCGCGCTCGGTCGTGTTGCTGTAGAGCGACGGCAGGAAGCATTTGCCCATCCACTTCGATACACCAGCTTGGAACGTGTCACCCGGCACAGCAGCAGGCTGCGCATATGCAAGGGCTTGCCGAGCGACGCTGCGGATGTAGTCACGAACTCCGTTTGACCCATGCGCGGCCTCGTAGCTGACAGCGCCGCCACTCGGCCAGGTCTCGCCGGTTTCTGGAAGTTCCCAGCGCTCTATCTGCTCGAGTGCCTTGCGCAACTCAACATCCCCCACCGGCTGGCAGGCGGCTAGCGCACTCCTCGCACAGCGTAGCTCGTGGTCGAAGTTGTCCATGCAATCCGCGCCGTTGGTTTGAATCACACGGCTTTGCAGGTACCCGCCTGCCTTCACCAACTCCAGAAGTCGAACGCGCAGATCGCTATCTGCCTGGCCAGAAATTCCCGCACTGGGTTGCACTGTGGTTTTCGATTCAGACATGACGCGCCTCCCTCGTTTGCTCGTCGTCTTGCAAGACCGCCACTGCATCGCGGACGCTCACTGCGACCAGCGCGTCAGAGCCAACCGCACGCATATCGCTCAACTGGATGGCATTGATGCATGCCAGGTGGTCGGCCGCTGCTGCTCGCAGGCGACGCGCCCACTGCTTGAGCAGGCGCGCTTCGGCGAGCGTGCCCGCTCGAAACGCCTGGTTCGCAACCTCTGTCGCCAGGGCGTCCAGATCCATGCCGGCAGCGTCGGCGCGCTCGGCCAATTCGTGCAGGCTGGGGCGCAGTGCGTTGCGGCCGATGGCGTTGCCGGCGACGAAGCCGATGCCGCCGGTGGTTAGGGCCGTGATCAAGATGCTGATGATGGTGATCATGCGGCCATGACTCCCCTGCCCGGCAACTCGGGCAGCAAGGTGCGTTGCTGATCGGTGAGCCGGTATTGCGCGACACGGCAGTCATCACCGTCGCGGTTCGGTACCGTGATGGGTGTGCTGGCGATGCTGAAGCCCTGGTTGCGCAGGTCGTGGACACGCGCGCTTGCGCGCGCAATGCCTAGCTCCATCCAGATCTCGACCGCGGTCATCGGCTTCTGCTTCAGTGCGGCGAGCAGCTTGGTGTTCTGATCCTCGTGCATGGCGGCGACCTCAGAGAGTGAAAGGCATGACGACGTGGGCGATCTCGTCGGGTGATACGTCGAGCGGCTGGACCAGCGCAGCACCCTTAACCTCGCGGGCGAGGTGCAGCACAACCTGGGCCGTGCGGATGGCGCTGAGGATCTGTTGCAGCTGGCGCGGGTGCAGGCCGACGCGAATCGCGCCGGAGTGCTCGAGCGCGGCGCCGGCCTCGGTCAGGTGCTCCACGTTCTCGCCTGCCTTGTCGGTCATCACCACCGCGTCGGGCAGCAGCTCCAGCGCGATGCAGTGGTTGATGCCCTTCTCCCCGCCCCAAGCCGAGAAGGGAACGAAGCGCCGCAGTGCCTCGATCATGGCTTTGCGGTCGAAGCGCACGCGCGCCGCGGCCGCTGCCGGATCTGGCACCAGCTTCTCGATGTCCAGGACCACCTGGGTTTCGACCATGCGCACGATCAGGCACATTGCCGCGCTCTCGATGCGCAGCGCCAACACATGCGCCACGCCCGCCGCCCGCCCCACACTGATGATTGCCTCCGGCTGCCCAAGTGCATCGGAGATGCGGCCCAGCTGATAGACCGGAAGGGAAAACTTCGGCCCCGTGTAGTTGATCGCCCGGCGCGCCATCAGCTTGCCGTCGGTCGCCCAGACCTTGCCGATTTCGACGAAGACGACGCGGCAGTAGGAGCGCACGTCCTTGTCGTCCGGCGCGTGCTGCACGTGCGACACGGCCTCGGCGAGCATGGTGGCCGGCAGATCGATGGGCTCCCACTTCATCTGCTCGGCATCGGGGAGTGCAGACGGGTCAGGATGGGTGCCTACGCGATAGCGGGAACGGCCGCGGACCACTTGCCCGTCGGCACGCAAGTCCAGATTACCGCCGCCGGCTGCGATGGTGCGCAGGGTGCTTTCGTGCAATAGCAGCTGCCCTTCGTCCTGCACCTCTGCAGCGATGGTCATGCGGGTGTAGACCTGGGTGTCGGTGGTCTCGATCTGCACCTCACCATTGCCCGCCGTGATGCGCGCGAACTGCAACAGTTCCAGGGTGCTCTTTGCCGGCGCGGCGCTGTGCTTGAGCGCATCCGCCAGCTGGGTTGAATTGACAGTGGCGCGCATCAGACGGTCTCCGGAATCAAGGGCGCCTGCGTCGGTGCAGGCAAAGTGGCGAGGTATTCGGACAGGATGGAATTGGCCCAGAGCCGCGTGCGTTCGACGGAACTCAACAGGCTGCTATCCAATTCGTGATCGACCTCGGCGCGCTGCAGAACGTTGCCGTTGAGATCGACGATGAGGCGGACGCTGTCGTTGACGAACTGCATGTCGGCGTCGTCGTCGCATGCTTCTCCATAGGCGAAGCGGCGAAGCCGACCCCCTTCCCAGATGCCGAACAGCAGCTCATAGGTGCCGTTGAAGGTCATGCGCTCCTGGCATGCAAGCTCCATGGCGTCGGCCAGCTCCCAGTCGCCGCGCTGTGCCCGCGCGATCGCATCGCGCTGCATGGTGGTCATCATCGTGCGGCTCTCCGGAGACGGGTCACGTTGTCAATCGGTAGCTGTTGCTGCGGGCTGGTCTTGGGTGCCGGCCTGCCCTGTTGCCTGCACCACTCCCGCAGCGCGTCGTCGAATGCGCCGTGCTTGGTGCTGGCGCTGCATGCGCACTCCACGAGATGGCCACCACCGGCCTGCAGCGAGCGCTGGTCGTGGATGTGGCGCGCGGTGTGGCCGTTGCGGCAGGGCGGCAGCGGCATGGTGTGGCTGATCATGCGTTGCATGGCAGTTCTCCCAGCGGCGCCAACGTGCGGATGGCAGCGCGCTGCACCTCCGCTGCGTGGGCACCATAGACGTTGACCGTGGTGGACTTGTGCTTGTGGCGTGCGTGCGCGGCGCCGGCGTCCAGGCCTGCACGTTCCACCACTTCGCCCAGCCGGCGGTGCCGCAGCATGTGCGGGTGCAATCCAGGCATGCCGGCCACCCTGCCCCGCTCGCGGACCATCAGGTAGACGGACTGCCGCGACAGGCGCCGACCTGTGGCGTTGACGAACAACGCGGCCTCACCGGGCAATGCCATCTTGTCGCGTGTACGTCGCCATGCCTGCACGGCGCGCACGGTGACGGGCTCGATGCCGACCACTTCGAAGTCGTCATCCTCGCCGCCTTTCGGCCGCACATACACGCGCTGGCTTTCTTCCAGCACGGTGAAGCCGTTGCGCGACGCTGGGGCATCGTCCAACAGCGCCACCTCGCTGGCGCGCAGGGCACCGTCGAGCATTAGCAACAGCATGGCGCGGTCGCGGATGTCGACCGGTGCGCGCTCACCGATGCCGGCAATCATTGCCTTGAGCGGCTCCAGCTCCGGTGCCACCACGGTGCGTTGGCGGAACTTGATGCGCACGTCGCGGGTGGCGTCGTGCTGCATCAGCCCCTGCATGCGACACCACGACATGAAGGTGCGCACGGCGGCAAGCCGGCGGGCGGCGGTGCGGCGTGCCCACTTCATGTGGCGCATGCCATCGTCCAGCCATAGGTTCACCAAGCGCTCGCTGACAAGCTGCACCAGCGTCACGTCGAAGCGGCCGAGAAAGGACACCAGCATGGTGAGGTCGGCGCGGTATGCGGCGACGGTATTGGCGCTGGTGCCGCGCAGGCGGCGGTGGTCCAGAAAGTCCGGAATGAGGGTGCTGAGGTCGCCGGGGATGGTGTCAGCCATTGCAGCCTCCTAGAACGCCGCGCTCGGCGTTGCGCAGAGCGCGCGCTATCTTCGGCGCCCACCATGCCGGCCGACCGATGATCGTGCCCTTCGGCATTTCGCGCTCAAGCCAATCGACAAACAGATCGGGCACGCCAGTCTGCGCAGCTGCTGCTATGGATTCGCCACGCTGCTGCAGGAACATGCAGAAGTTCGCCACATCAACCGGGTCGCCTTTGTCGACATCAGCGCGCAGCATGTCCGATAGCTGCTGGCCCGTGCATTGCTGCCGATCCTTCCAGCCACCGCGGCCCTTCTCGCGCACCCGTCGCAGCTTCAGCTTCATCGCGGCGGCCAACTCGTCAACGGCCACGTCATCTGGGTGGCGGCACGCAAGCGCGTTGTGGAATTCATCACCGGTCATTGGTCGCACGAACCATGCCTGCGGGCCATCCTCGGAATCAGCGATCGCGGCAAGCAGCCAGCCGTCGCCCTCAGGGCTGTCCGGTTGCCAAGAGCGCATGGCAGCCCAGTAGGCGTCGCCGCCTTCTTCAATGGCTTCGTCCGAAAAAGCTTCGGTGCTATCGCCCATGATGATGTGGGCCACGTAACCCTGGGCATGCAGCAGCGGCAGCAGCGTGTCTTCACTCTCGTTCGGCCACGATGGCAGATCGGGGTGGTAGAAGGTGCCGTCCTCGGCGCGATCAATGCGGTCTGGCGAATAGCGGTTGTTGATCTCCATGGCTCACCCCCCCGCCTTGCTGAAGTGCAGCGCCTGCTCCAGCAAAAGGAACAATCGCCGCACTTCGCATGCCATCAGGTTGAAGCGCGCATCCAGCTCGGCGCGCACGCCATTGGCATCGTCGTAATCAAGCTTGTCGATCGCGCCATCGAGAAAGCGCAGGCGACGGATGATCAAGTCGTCCCCCAGAACAAAGGCGACGTGGTCATCCAGCACAAGCTCCAGGCGTGTCACCTGCTTGCCGGCTTCCAGGTGCTTGCTCACCTCGTCGCTGCGCAGCTCCTGGTGATTGCAGCGCACGCGTGCGCCGCCCTCGATGGGGTCGCGCAACTCGCAGTCCTCGCCCAGGCTCAAACCTGCCGGCAGCGGCTCGCCGGCCAGCCAGGCGGTGAGCACTGCGCGTGGCGCCAATTCGGCATTGAGCGGAAGCGCCGGAAACGAGCCAAGCGCACCCCGCAGCTCGCTGCAGACAACATCGGCGGTCTTGCGGCTGCTGCTGTCTACCGCGATGAAGCCGTGCTGCATGTCCAGGAACGCATCGGTGCGCTGTTCGCGCACGAACGCCTTGGGCAGCAGTTCGTGGACCACGTCGTCCTTGATGCGCTTGCGCGCGCGGCCGCCGGGGCGCTGGCCGTCGCGCTGCTCGATCTCGGCAACCTTGGCTTCAACGGCATTGTTGACCACCGAGCCGGGCAATAGTCTGTCTTGACCGCCAACGCTGACCCAAGCGAATTCGCCATGGATGACTGCGAACGTTTCAGCCTGGTCACCGTCGCGCCCGTATGGTGGAACAAAGCCGCGCGAGGACAGTTCCAGCGGGCCAACTGGCTTCAAGCGCTTTTCGTCCAGCCGAGCGCTCAGCGAGTAGTCGGCCGGCCCGGCCCCCATATCGATGCGTGGGTCGGCGGCGAAGGCGCGGTACAGCACCGAATCGACGTTCCAAGGGAAGCGGTAGAAGGTGAGGTTGCGAAAGAACATGGCTCAGGCCCTCCCGCACTGCAGATCGACGGTGACGAAGCCGGCGCGGCGGGCGGCGAAGCGGTTGCCTCGCGTGGCGCGGTATTCGGCCTCGGCGGCATCCATGGCGGGCGCCGGGTTGACGCCATTGCGGCGCGCATCGTGCGCGGCATTGCGCCGTACAAGCAGCCGATAGCTGACGATGGGGTATGCCGCAGCTTGCGGCGGCGTTGCAGGTGTGGTGCACTGTTCCACGATCTTTCCTCCTACGGGTTTGATCACTGAAGCCACTGGCGTTCGTGCGCCGGTGGCTTCCTCGTTTGGGGCGGACCACGCCGCTGCCGAGTGCAGCAGGGTCCTGTGTTCGCCCGGTACGTCCTCGGCTCCGGGCTTCCTGGTGTGTTCTGGGCGCCGACTGGTCACAGACCGTCGGCGGCATTGAGGGCGCGGGCGGCATACTCGGCGCGCTGCTCGGTGGGGAAGCGGCGCGCATTCAAGGACGGGGTGACTGCCTCAATCGGCTTGCCGACCGGCTTGCCATCCGCGTCCATCGATTCGAAACGGATCAAGCGCCAGCCAGGGCCGGCTGGAACGGCGGCAGGAAACCACCGCGTCCAATTGATGGCGGCGGTACTCATCCCTGCACCGCCTTGAGCACGCGCGCCCGCTCGGTATGCGGCATGGCGTCGGCGATCTGCGCGGTGAGCGTGATGCAGGCGCTCTGCACGTCGTTGATCGCGTGCAACGCGTCGGCAAAATGCTGCTGATCCTCCGGGCCGATACGGTGGTTGTCCTCGAGCATCGGCACGATCGCTTGCACGGCGTCCGCGGCGCAGCGCATCAGTTCGCAGGGGGTGCCCACCTGCCCCACTACGTCGGTGGCGTGGGGTGGGCGCCGTGCGTACATCAAGCCCATGCGTGCCAGCAAGTTGGCCAACACGTCCGCACGTTGCTCCTGCGGCAGCGCCATCAGCAGCGCTTCTTCAATGTCCACCGGCATGCGGATCTCTCCGGAGAGGAGGCGGCGCACTGTCTGGGTATTCAGACGGGCAGCCTTCTCGTGCTGGGCGGCGGTGCTGGCCACGTGGAAATCGACCACGCGATCGGCCACGTCCACACTGCGGTGGTAGTGCTCAACCACCGCGTGGGCGTACTCCTGCCACTGCATGCGCGACGTCACCACCGCTTGCATGATGAGCGCGCTCAATGCCTGGCTACGGGGTGCGTTGGATGTATTCATGCCCGAGCCTCAGCGATGCGGCGCTGCGCGATCGCAGCCCGGTGTCTGGGCGCTGTCGAGCGTGACGCGCCTGGCCTGTGGGTCGCGCATCAGCCGCTGGTCGTCGAACCACTCCGATACCGGCCGTGTGGTGTTGTCAGCCGACTTCGGCTGCAGCAGGGTCTGATGGCACCCGGTGAGGTATTCGACGTGCCCAACGGCTACGCCGGTGCAACCGGTAATGATGTCGATGTAGGTATCGCCAAGATCGATCTGCATGTGATGGGTCCTTGGTCAGGTAAAGGCGTGCGGCGCCGCATCGCGTTGGCGGGTGTGCTGCAGATGCTGGGCATACGCCTCGTACAGCGCGGCCTGCGCGTTGAGCACCTGGTCGTGAACACGGGCGTAGCTCGCGAGCACGTCGCCGGTGATGGCATCGCGTGCCTGGCGTGTTGCCATGAAGCGGGCTTCGAGCACGCGCAACTCCGGCGTTGGCATCACCAGGGGTTCGCTCGTGGACACGTGGTCTGCATTGGTCATGGCTGCGCGGCCTCCGAAACCGCAGGTTCGTGTTCGGCGGGCAATGGCTGGATATGTTTCAACCCGCCATGCGTATTGATGACCCGGGAAATGGAATGCTTCTGCCAGCGTCGGCCACCGGCAGGCGCCGGGATGCCACGCGCTTCGAGCTCGGTGGAGATGCCTTGCAAGGAGAGCTGTTCGGCGCCGTCATGCGGCCCACGCAGCTGCACGATCAACTCGCGGTGCGGCCAGGTCTTGGGGTCGCGATACAAGTGTTGGCCGACCACGCGCCCCAGACCCTCATCCCAGCGGCCACCGACTGCAATGCAGCCATAGGGCGTGGTGCCATACACCCTGCCCTGCTGCCGCAGGCCTTCCATCGTGGAACGGGTACGCTCGCGGATGGTGTCGCGCTCATACTCGGCCACGGCCCAGAGCATGGTCAGCATCAGCCGCCCCGTGGGCGTGGTGGTGTCGACCAATTCAGTGATGCTGTGCAGGTTGACGCCGCGGCCATCGAGCTCGTCGCGCACGAAGTTGAGGCCGTGCCGCGCATTGCGAAACAGTCGGTCGAGCCGGAACACCACCACCACGTCGGCTTCGCCAGTGCGCAGGCGGTGCATCAATTCCTTGCCGCCTGGGCGCTTGTGCAGCTGGACACCAGCGCTGACGCCCTCGTCGACCACGATGTCGACCAAGTGCAGTTCGCGCAGTGCGCACCACTGCCGGATGCGTTCGGGCTGCAGCGCAAGGCTATGCCCCTGCGCTGCCTGCTCGTCTGTGCTGACGCGCACGTAGCCGATGGCGCGGCGCACGGTGACAGGCATATCGATCATGCTGCCCTCCCCGGCCTGCGGTAGAGGTCGTCCAAGGTGATCTCCTTCTGGAACAAGTCCACCAGCTGCACTGCAAGGTCCGGCACCGGTCTTGTGGTGTCGGACTCCCATTGCGCGACTGCGGCTTTTCCCACTGGCGGGTTGAGGCGGCTACCCAGTTCCTGCTGCGACCACTTGCGGCGCTGCCGGGCAAGGCGGATCGGGTGAAGCTGAGGGGGACGGGTCGTTTTCATCTTGACGCGCAGTCCAGACCATCTATACCCAATGTCAAGACGACCTGAACCCCTGAAAGTTCAGCCCGTCTATACTCCGCAGGTGAGCACCATCGGCGCCCGGATGCGCGCGGCCCGCGAAGCTGCCAAGCTTTCGCAGTTGGATGTAGCAGCGGAACTTGGCGTGACGAAGGGGTCGTTATCCGCCTGGGAGAACGACAAGAACTTCCCGCAGCTGCAGACCTTCATCCAGCTGTGTCAGCTCTACGGCACGTCGGCCGACGCGTTACTCTTCTCCGCAACCGCGGTGGCGGAGCCGCGCGCGCAATACAAGGTCGGCGAAGCCGCGGTGTTGCAGCGCTTGGTGGATGGGCTCAGCGACGAGCAGCAGCGCGCACTTTTGGTGCTGCTGGAGAGGTGACAACTGCCTAGGAGGCACGGATGATCGGGGATGTGGTTGTTAAACTATGCTGGGCTTTGACACTCTGTGGATGCCTAGGCGGCCTTTTTTTCTTATTTATGGCCGGCTTCGCGCCTTTGGGAGACCCTCAGATTGGAGCTTCTCTATTAGCGCTAGGGGCTGCAGTAATACCGGCGACATTAGCGCTCGCTTGTGAGCGCCTGCACGGGGCTGCGCGATGACATCCGCCCAACTTTTATCATTAACCCTTGCTGATTTTATAGGCCTCGTTGGTCTGTTTGCGTCTGTTGTTTCGCTTGCTCTTGCCGTAATAGCGATCTGGCTATCGATTTTCTTTTACCGGATGTCGATGGCAGCGGGTGAGAAAACGACGGATGCCGCAGATGCAATTAGTGCTAATGTTGGGCGGCTTGATGCGCTATTCGATAAACTTTATAGCGATACTTTTTCAATGATGCGTGACACTGTTTCAGATATGAGAAAGCAACTGTGGACCGACAAGCCAGAACTTGGTGGCGTCAGTACACCAGACCTGTCTAGCGATTTTCTAGCGGAGATGGAACGTCGTACCGATGCCCGCTTGGGTGAGCTACGTTCTCAGGTTGAATCAAAACTTGAGCAGATTCTTTTGCAGCAAGCTTTGTCATCAGATGACGTGACAGCGGTTCGCGAAGAGATGAAGGATCTAATTGCGACTGCGATGAACGAATCGAAAGCAATTGAAGTGGAGGCTTTGGAGGAAACAGTGCGGGAACGCATTTGGAAAGCACTAAAGAAACTTATGTTCCGTCGCTCTGCAACTGTTAGGGATCTTTGGGAAATCGCGGGGACTGATATTAATATTCGGGATTATCTCAACGAGTTAAAAGCCATGAGGGAAAGTGGTCACGTGCAAGCTGAAGGCGATATCATGAACCCAAGCACTGTTATTTTAGTTACCCCACAAGGTAGAAAAGTAATTAGGTCATTAGATGAGATGAGTAGTGGTGATGGCTCTCCGCGTCATGCTTCGGATACCCTCTAATTGTTTTTTCGGACGATCCTTCTGCACTGGACACTAAACTGCCACTTATCCACCTCATCTTCGTAAAGACCGAGCAGCGCCTGCACCCAGGCGCTGCGCTCTGGTTCAGTGCTCGGCTGCGGTACGATCGATGCCGGCGGTTCCTGATCGCAGACCGCCTCGGATCTTGGCGTTAACCCGGTCGACAGCCTCGCCAGCCTCCCGCAGGAGGATAGGGTCAACATCGCGGCAAGGGCCAGGCACCACGACAGTACGGATGCGTTCGATCGCGGCATGGGTGCTGCTCCGGTTTTCGTTGAGCGCGCCAGACACTGCGGCGCGTGCAACTGCGCCGGCAGCGTCGATGGCGGCGTTGGTTTTATTCTGGCTGGCGACTTGCCCTTCAAGCGCGCTGCCGGCCTTGGCTTGCTGGCCCAGTTTTCCGTAGTGCTTGCCGAAGAAGAACGCCCCGACATTGGTGACCACGAACAGCAGGACCACTGCGAGAATGGCGTAGACCCTCACAGCAACGGCCCGCGTGCGAGGTCCATGATGATCTGCATCACGGCGCGCCGCTTCTCCGTGCTCTCGCCGTAGTAGCGATCCCAGTGGCAGGTCATCAGCTCCACGCCAACTGCATTCCAGTCGCCCCTGCGCATTGCGCTCCACAAGGGCGACCATTCGCGCATGCGCTCAGGCTCCAGGATATCGGCCAGGGCGTAGATGTATGGAAGACGCGGCACTGCCTCGGGGTGCACCACGATCAGCTCGAAGATCCGCGCCCGCAGGCAAGCCTGTGCGGCCTGCACATCGTTGGTCAGCGCGAACTCGGCCACCTCCTCGGTCATCGCGCGGCGCTCGATCTGCCGGCCGTGGCCATGCCGCAAGATGCCCATCGAGTCTTTCTTGGGGAATTTGTCGAACGTGAAAAGCGATTTGAGCAGCACCATGGTGCGCGCCATCGCCTCTGTTTCAACCGCCGCCAGTCGCTCGTCATCCAAGTCCGGCATCATCTGCACCCCCGCTCCACCGCCGCCATCCGCCGCTCAAGACTGTCCACCTCGCGATTGCGCTGGCTGAGCAGCTGATCACGATGGCCGGCCGCCTCGCGCAAGCTCCGCACTTCCCCGCTCTGGTTGACGTTCCAGACGCCGAATGCAACGAGCAGCCCGACCATGTATGTATGGTCGACGCGCATCGAGAAGAAACGACGCTCTTCTGGAGGCTGGCTCACGGCGCCGATGCCTTGCGCAGGAACAGCGCCCATGCAGCGGCGGCTGCACGGTAGAAGAACGGTGCAGCGAAGCCAGCCACCATGCCCAGCAACATACCGGGCATGGTCCCGGTGAGTGCCCACATCACCCCGAAGCCCACCACCAGCGCCACAAACTCCACCAGGAAGGTGCGCGCGTGCTTGGTGTGGTTGGCGCGGCTGTGCGGTAGCCAGCGTCGCAGCATCGGCTGGGAGATGGTGGCCAGCGCCAATGCCAGCAGGAAGGAGCCTGTGCCCAGCGGAACATCCTGTGTGATCTTGACCAGGAATAGCCACAGCGCTTGCGCGCCCTCAGCGAATGCGCTGCCATGCATCGCGATGAACGTCGCAAGTCCCGCCAGGGAGATGCCTAGACCACTTCTGATCTGTGCGTTCACTGCAGGGCCTGCACCGCGCCGAGCGCATTGCGATAGTTGTCCGGCCAGGTGTCCGGCTTGGGCTTTCCAGGGCGCCAGGTGCGTTTGTAGATCGCCCATGCTGCCTGCCGGTCACCCAAATCGGGCAAGCGCTTCGGGTCAGTGAATAGCAATAGACGTGCCAGCACAGTCGCCAGGGTGTCACAGTGTTCCAGCGCGCTCCAGATCGCTTGCGGCTGGAAGGGAATGTCGAGCGCATCGCATGCCTGCGCCAGCCAGTAGCGGCTAGCCTCATGCAGGTACACGCCCCACACGCCGCCGCGGCTGGCCTTGGTGCCCTGCTCGAACTGCGCCAGCCCGCGTGCCGGTCCCTTGCGGTCGGGACGCCTGATGTCGATCACCTGCCAGCGATGCGCCAAGGCGCTTTCCTGCAACATGATCGCCAGGATCATCACCAGCGCCTCGGGGCTGATCATTCGCGGCGGGAGCAAGCGAAGCGCCGGCACGTTGTACTGCATGGTGCCCACCCAGTCCTCGGCGCGCTTATAGATGTCGCGGTTCTTCTCGATCTGCAGGTCCATCCACACGCCGCGGGCGTTGCGGCGCTGCGGCAGCACCAGGTAGTAGCCGGTGTCGTTGGCGGGAACATAGGTGGTGGCGATGACGCCTGCCACGGTGACCGCCAGCGGGATACCGTTCTGGTAGCCGACGATCAGGCTGCCCTGCGTGGCTTCCAGCATGCGCAGGATGTAACCGCGCTTCTCCGGGCTGGTGACGATCCACAGCGGCGTGTTCGCGCTGACTGCCGTCCCCTTCAACTGCTGCTGGCGGTAGATCGATGCCGCGGCTGCGTTGAGGGTTTCGGTGCCCAGATCATCGCCGGCAATGCGGGCGAAGTTGATACCGGAGCCCAGCGCAGTGAACAGCCCATAGTGCTGCTCGGCCTGGTTCATCCACGCCTTGGCGCGGAACTCGGTGATGATTGCCTCGACGTTCCACCACTTGTTGTAGCGCAGCCAGTCGTCCAGCACGCCTGCGCCAGCGCTGTAGGTGACGTACTTCAGCGACACCTCGCTTTCGGTGGGCAGGCGCCAGATCTCGGTCTTTTCGCCCGGTGCGCGCTGCTTGAAGCTCACGCCGAACTCGCCGGTGGCAACCTCGAAGGCATCCTGGTTGCCACCGCGCATGTCCACCAGGCGGAAGAGGTTGGTCCAGCCGGTGTCGATCTCCTGCATGCCCGTGTGGAACCACTGGTCGATGCGCGCGGGGATGTCGCTGCTGACGATGCTGTCAGCGCTGGTGGCGTACTTCACCCGCAGGGCGGCCTTGATCGCGTCCGCCGACAGCTTGGGGCCTTCGCGCATGGCGCTCTTGCCCACCAGGGTGACGGTGGAATCGTTGGCGGCCTTGCCGCCCATCAGATCCAGGCACATGCCCGGCAGCGACAGCTCCAGGTCGATGGCCTGCACCAGCGCCTTGCGCTGTTCCTCGTTCTGCGTCGGCAGGCGGGCCAGGTTGTTGAATTTGGCGACTGCGGTCATGTGTCGTGTCCTTGGAAGGCGGGGCCGCCGGTCAGGCGACGGTGTAGGCGTCGAACGCCACAAGCCCGCTCACCGCCGTAGCCGCAGCCTTGGGCTGCAGTGCGTGGCCGAACAGGGTGTTGTTGGTGGCGGTCTTGGTAAGGCGGGCGTTGGTGGCGTCCCAGTACAGGGCGTCGTTAACCGCCCAGACCACGCCGGTTTCGGCCGGAGCGTTGTCCACTTCGGTCTCGTAGACGAACGCGTTGCGCTCGTTGGCCGCGCGGGTGTTGATGGGGATCAGCGGCTTGCCGCCGATCACCACCGGCACACGGGCCGTGGTCGCATTGGTGTGGGCAAATCCGACGTTCTTGACCAGCTCGCTGGGCGAGGCGATGTTCAGTGCCATGGGGCGTTCTCCGAAGGGATGCGAGGCGCGCGCTTACGCGAACGCCGGGTTGATGTCGCCACTGGCGGGATCGGGCGCGCCGCCGCGGCCGCCAGTGGTCGGCGCCGGCATGCGGCCGCCCTTGCCCACGCGCTCGGCGTAGCGCTTATGCAGCGATTCCAGACGCTCGATGGAGTCACCCGCGTACATGCCCTTGGCAAAGTTCACAGCCTCTTCGTCATCGCCCAGCAGGCCCAGCTGACGCTCGCCGGCCACCACGTCGTCGATCAGGCTCTTGCGGTAGGCGTCGGCGGACTTCACCGCGGCGCCCAGCAGTTCGGGCTTGTCGATGAGGTGAGCGTGGTCACCCAATGCTTTGCGTAGGCTCAGCACGATGTCGTGCGAAGCCTTGCTGGTGGCGTTCTCGGCTTCCAGGACCAGGATGCGGTCCTTGGCGGTGTTAAGTTCTTTCTGCAGGTCCACGTCGTCTTCCTCGGTTCGTTGTGCGCCCTTGACGGCGCGGGCGCCCGGCTGCGCGCCGAGCCAGACCAGCGACGCTTCCAGGGCCTCGCCGGGCCCTACCAGACGCCACGCATTGAGTTCGTTGCCCTGCTCGTCGACCAGGCGCTCGTAGTCCTTGACCGTGCAGCCGATGGACACGTCGCCCACCACACCTGCATCGATCTCCTCGAGCAGGTCGGCATTGCCGGCCGTGCGCACCAAGTAGGCATCCGCCATGAGCAGCACAGCGGTTTCCACGCCGGGCGGGAATTTCAACTCGGGCTCGCGTAGCAGCGTGCGGGCCTCGTCGAGCGACATGCGCTCCAGCTTCGCAGCAAACCAGCGCCCCTTGCCGGGGCCACTGTCGCCATCCCAGCCGCTGGGATGCTTGATGAAAAGGCCCTTGCCGGGCAGCGTGCGGGCGAAGTCGGCCAGCAGTGCTTCATCGAAGCACTCCCGGTCTCGGTCGATGGCGTTGTGCGCGATGGCAAACGTGCGCACGTACAGCTTGTCCGCCGGCATGTCCGCCAGGGTGTACTGGCGGATGGAGGTGAGCTGGTCGGCGCTGGCATCGCCAGCCGACTTGATCGCCAGGTGAAGCCGCTTATGCTTGTGCGAGCTCACTTTTCGCGCACCGCCCGCACGGGCTTGATGTTGTGCCGGCGCCACTCGGCCTGCGGAATGGTCAGCGGACCGTCGTAGACCTCGCGCTGCCAGTCGGGGGCGTCGGTGGCCGGCGTTTCGCCACGCTTGGCGACACCGATGACACGGGCGTTCCCATTCAGAGCAAGCGTGTTCTCCACCTCGTACCCGGCCGCGGTCGCTCCATCGACGCCGATCGCTATTTCGTCCAGCTTGCCTTCGCCCGCGGTGACGCGACTCGCCATCGCGGTGATCGGCAGACGTGCGAATGCGTCGTCGATGGCGGCCAGAGCTCCCTTACGGCCGCCGTCCTTCTGCTCCCCTTCCAGCGCACGCAGCGCGGTCAGCTCCTCGGCGGTGAGGTCTTCCAGCCGATCGGACAGCTCGGCCAACGGCAGGTTCTGGATCTCGGACAACTTGGGGTTCGGCTCGCTCACGGCATCCTCCATCGAAGCCCCGAAGGGCGCACGGGGCGCCTTTGGTTGCGCCCGATGGAGAAATGATTCCGTAGCTGTGCGTTTCCTGTCTGCTAGGGCAGGAGACGGCCTTGCTTGAAGTTCAGCACAAGAAAATCACGCAGAAGCTCTTGCTCTACCGTGGATCGACGTACGATTCCAACACCTGTACGCGAGTCGAAAGCGCGACCCCGAAACTTCCAACGCAAAAAGCCTGGCCATCGCGATGGAATTCTATTGTTCGCACGAGACACGATGAGCGCCTGTCCGTGCTGCTCAGGGTCATAATCCTTGACAAACCTGTAACGCTCCCACCCTGGACTGCCGCCATCACGAACACCTATGTACATACGGTGCTTTGAGTGCCTCCGCTCTCTCTCAGTAACTCTTGCCAAATTTTGCAGGTTGGACTCAGAGAAATCATCAGTTGGATACACGTTTTCCATGCAAGCTAAGAACTGGAGCTCATTGAATGCCGCTACATCGTCGATGCTTCGGGTAGTGTACCAGCGCCCAGAACTTCCCACCGCATATACGTCCGAATCGAAAAATAATGCCAATACTTTTGGTGTCAATGGAAGACACAGCAACGCCCCGGCGTTATTAATCCCAAAAGTTCGCGTCTCGATGTTTTTATTAATCAAGTGGAGCCTGTTTGTCACAACCGCGGGATTGTCACTTGTTACAAATGGACATTCTGTTGCATTATTAATTAAAACCATTTTTAGATCGCGAACAGTCTCTTCGGCGTGCTGCATTGTCCTAAGTGCCATATGCACCCATTCATTGCTTTTAATTCCTGCAGCTAACTTTGGGTCTCGTACAATTTCCGCAACTCCAACTCCCATTGCTCGTGCCGATTCTGCCGCCGCTTCTGTTCTAGCCCACTGCAAACACCAATATAGACGCATCCACGCCGTAGACACCACCTCGTCAGAGCCGATGTTGTCTTGAATATTTGAAATATCCGATCCATACCTCCCTTCAATCTTCTGAAAGCTGCGCTCTAGCTTAAGGTCATGCCCATAGAAATAATCCCTAGAGCACTGATTTTTAGCTGGAGCCCCAGTAATGAGGCGACTCTGACGAAGGTTAAACAGACTAATCGCCTTTCCCTCCCCATCCTTTGTAAATGGCTTCAGATGAGTCCTCGGAACGTAATGCTGGTTCTTGTATGCCGTCATTGGGCCCCTCCTAGGTATAAGGGAGGTTGACTGATTTCAGCGGGCTAAGCTAGGGCTCGAATCGAGCACCTGCAATTGGGATGACTGCTCCGCATCGGCAGCGGGGTCTGCGCGTCATCCAGCCGGTACGGGCCGCTGGCGGCCAGCGTCTCGCACAGTACGCAGCCGCCGGCGGTGATCCAGTCGTACTGCTGGAAGCCGGCCTGCAGGTACATCTCGCGCTTGCCTTGCACCTGGGCGTCGGCCACCTCGGAGCGCGCCAGGCGCTCCCAGTTGCTGTTGCCGGCGCCGAACATGTCTTCCAGCGCCTCAGCCACGTGCACCGGGTTCTGGCCGTCGAACTGTCCGGACGTCAGCGCCGCCACAATGCGGCTTGTGTACTCGCGGGTGACGCCCTCGCGCACGCGTGACAGGCCCTCGCGGCGCATCGCACTGGTGACGCGGGTCCGCGATTCGGCCATCAACTGCTGTACGCCGGGTTCGCTCCAGTCGAAGTCGATGTCTGCCCGCGCGTTAATGACGCCACGGTCGTAGGCATCGACCGTGCCGGCGTTGAGCTCGGCAGCCATGCCGCCGATGGACGACGCGCCTGCCGACACCAGTTGCGTCATCAACGACAGGTCAAAGCTCCACGCCGTGCCGGCCTTCACAGTATCCAGGCCGAGCAGTTTCATCACGTCAGCCAGCAGCCGCTCCCAGCGCGACAGCATGCTCGCGATGGTGCGTTGCTCGATCGCCGGCAACGCGGCATCAGGCTCGGCCCATGGCTCGGCGTCCTCGCCGCCGGCCTTGGTATGCGTGCAGCGCGGGCCGTGCTTGTGGGGCTGACGCCCCACCGAGCGCAGCGTGTTGTCCAACCCCTGCCCCGTACCATGTGCGGTATTCCCAAGCACCATCACGGCCTGCGCACGCAGGAACTCTGCTTGCGCCCGCTTCAACTCGTCCGTGAGCGAGGGCAGATGCTGCACCAGCTTCCAGTCGCCCTTCTTCCAGGTGCGCCCACGCGCACGCAGCATTGCTTCGATGGGCTTGCGCAAGGATGCTTCGCGCCGCGCAAAACGGGTCTTGGCATCCTGCAACACCAACTCTGACTGTGGTTCCGCGATACCTGCCGCCTGTGCCCAGGAAACGCCGAGCATCCACGCCGGGATGCCGAATGACGCCACGATCTGCTCGATCATGTGCCGCGCCGGCAATTCGATCTGCAGCGCTTCGTTCACCGCGCCGATCACGTCGATGCTGATCTCATCGTTCATGCCAACGCCAGTGGCCACATCGACGCTATTCCCCCGCGCCTTGGCGGCGAGTGCGGTCGCCAGGCTGGACGCGATGGCCTCGGCACGCTTCTGTGCAGCGGCGCTGTCGACCTTGTTGCTCTTTGTGGAAAATGCAACATGGAAGCTTGGGTCGCCGAATCGGCCCCACACTTGCCGCGTGCTGTTCTGCATCTGCAGCAGGATCTGCGAGACAAACGGCACGGCGCGCAGCATGGAGGTCCCATATGGGTTGTCCGCCTCCGGTCGATTGATGGCGATGGAGAGTTGCGCAGGGTCGAGTTCGACGTAACCCACCTCCAACAGAAGGCCTGCAGTGAGCGTACCGCGCACGCGGCCTTGCAAGATGGCTTCCACATTGCCAAGGCCATCGGGCCGGTGGTCGCTGCAGGCGTTGGGGTTGCGATAGAACACGCGCATGCGGTCGGTGTCGCGCACGAACGCCGTGCCCTTGCTGTCTGCTACCCGCAGGCCCACCACGTCGCGGCCGGTCGCCGAATACACGAACTCTGCAATACCGTGTCCCTGCTCAAACATCTCCTCGCCCTGACTGGCGTACATGGCTTGGTAGCCGTTCTCCAGGTCATTGACTGGCACGCTCGCCATCCACTCCTCGATCTCGGCGACCAGCGTGTCGTTGTCGCCCTCCACGCCCAGCACTCCGTCCAGCGTGACCATGCGGCCTAGCCCACCATCGAGCATCGGTACGGCTTCCTTTAACGCCTCGTACAGCCACGGCGACACCGTGCGCGGCTGCCAGCCCCCAATGCTCGCCTGCCACACCCCCAGGTTTTGCGTGTCGCGGATGGACGCGGCGATGCCCCCACCCTGGTTACGTGTAGGTTCCGGGCTCTTGTCACGGAACCAACTGGCCGGATTGAGATTCATTGGTGCTGTTCCTGCTGATGGACCGAGGGCCAAGCTCCTCGCGTTCGTGGTGTGCGGCATACTCGCCAGACAGAGGCCAAGACGGCCGGGCACGAGGGGAAGAGATGAGAAAACTTTTGATAGCCGCGACTGCACTGGCTGTGCTCGCCGTGATCGCCAGCACGCAAATCACGATCTTTGTGATCCAGCCGATTGGCGCGCTTCCCGAAGGGCGCACACTTGTCATCCTGCGACTCAATAAAACCGAGTTCATCGACAGCGCTGATGCAATGTGCGAACGGGAGATGGGCAGCGTAAATCTGATTTGCCGCATCGGGATGATGGGCGCGGTAGCCGAGAAGTCGACCATTCTTTTGCGCCTGCCGTTCAGCCAGTCGCTGTATGACTTGTCCACGGGTGGCAAGCATTACGACCGCTGAGCGCTCGTTCACGCGACGCTCCTTTCGATGGTGCTGCAGGAAAATACATCGACGCCATAGCCCTCGTCTTGCAGGCTGCGTAGACGGCGCAGCATCTGCTGACGGCGGGCGTCGGGGATGTGGTCGTCCTGCTTGCTGTAGATGGGCCACTTGGCGCCTGCGCGGGCGGTCTGCGTGGACATGGCGTTGAGTGCGTCCTGGTCGTAGGGCATGGCATAGCCGCCGGCCTGCAGGCGCGCGGTGATGCATTGAGTGGCCCAGTGCTTGGCAGGCGCGGTGAGCGTGATCATCTCGCCGGTGCGCTTGTCTTCTTCCTGCAGTGGCTCGCCATCCTCGCCCATGCAGTCCACGGACTGCTGGAAATGGAATCCCGCCAGCCGATCCTCGAAGTTACATTCGGCGAAGCGGTCCACGCTGATGAGATCCTTCACCACCGTGGTGCCAGCACTGCCGAGGTCAGCGCCCCAGAACGGCAGGTGGCGGAACAGGCTGTCGAGCGCGGCGATCAGCTCTTCCTGCAGGTGGTACGGGAAGCCGATGGCACGGATGCGCACAAGGTCGCGCAACTCCGTACCGACTTCCTCGCTCAGAAGGATTTCGGTGGGGTCGTTGCGCTCGCCAAGGTCGGCACCGGCCCAGAACACGCCCATGGACGCGCCTGCGATGTACGGCCGCAGGATCTCCAGCATCGCCGCACGGCGCTCGGCATCGCGCCCTTTCAGCAGCGGGCGCAGCGGGCGCGCGTCGTCGTAGAGGGTGGCGTAGCTGCCCACCTTGCGGCCCTCCTGCATGGTCAGCTCCACGCGCGCGACTTCAACGGACAGCGTGTCGGCCTCGTGGTCGGCGTGGAGCTTGATGACCCGGTAGTCGGGGCGGTCCACCACGTTTGGCAGTAGGATGCCCCACGGCCACACGGGGTTCTCGGCCTGCCCGTGTTCGCCGAGAACGTTGCGCTGGTAGCCTGGCGTGTTGCGGCCGTTGAAGCGGCGGATCATGTCCGCCTCTCGCTCCGCGCTCCAGAACGGCGCCGGCTTCATCGTCTGCTGCCAGCGGAACAGTCGGTTGCCCGGCTTGCCTACCGGCAGGCCTTCAATGGCCTGTTGCGTGAGGCGGAAATACTCGCTGCCGCGGTCGCCGTCCGGTACGGAGTAGACGCGCGAGCGGCAGCCCGGTTTCAGGGCGCGCCAGAACTCGCTGAAGATGGTCTTGTTCTTGACCTTGGCGGCTTCGTCGAACAACGCCAGCGCGCTCACGTGCACACCGCGGAACGCTTCGCCGTCGTGGCCGCCGGGGCGGTAGTACGTGCGGGCGATACTCGGGCGGTCTGGTCGCACCGGGTTGGGTGCGTAGAACCGGTGCATGGTGTGCGGGGTCTTCTTCGGCTTCAACCAGAAATGCTGGATCAGCGTCTTCTGCCCGGCGCCATCGGCGACGCCGAACTGCTCCTCAAGCGCCAGGATGATTTCATCAAGGTGCGTCTGCTGCGGCGCGGCCACCAGCGACGACGGATTGGCGACGCGCCCGCCCACCGCAGTGCAGCCAGCCCACGCCACCAGCGCGATGATCTCGCGGGTCTTGCCGCACTCGGCGCCGTCTTGGTGCACCACGTCCTGCATCCAGGCCTGCACGCTCGGGCGCTGGTAATCCCAGAACCGATACGGCTCTCCGCTGTCTGGCTCGAATAGGAACGTTTCGGCCCAACGCAACGGGTCCTCGAACGTGTAGAGCACCAGTGCCTCGTCAAGCGTGACGCCATAGTCGCCGCGCTCCAGCTGGCGCCACGCCCAGCCGCGTTCGGACAGCCACGCTTCGAACTCGTCGACGTTGTACACGCCGCGATCGAGCATCTGCCCCTGCAGAATCCCGACCTTGGTCCTCTGGCGTGTCACTCGCCGCTTGCCGGCAACGCTGGACGCTTGCCAGCAGTGCCGCGCTGGAAGATGCCACCAAGGATGGTTTGCATTGCGTCGGCGCGTTCGTCGTCGACCTTCGCCGCTGCCTTCGACTTCGGTGTCGCCAGCATCTCCGGCAGGCTGATGCCCATGCGCTCCAGCGACTTGAAAAACATTTCGTACGCCGGGTTGGGGATCATCTTACCGATGACTTCGCTGCCGTCGTCGCGCGTGATCACTCGGCCTTCGTCATCGATTATGGGCACCTTCACCACCAGACCGTCCGCGCTGATGGTGGTGCGTAGCTCGTTCATCAGCTGCAGGGCGGCAGCGGCCTCAGCCGCCATGATGCCGTGCACACCCTCCATCGCGCCGCTCTGCATCGCATCGATCAGCGCGGTGAATGCCTGGACGTAAACCTGTTTGTCCATGCAGCTGCCGCCGGGGCTGGTGGTGCCGTCTTCCACCAATGGGCATGGGTACTTCGCGCAGGTGCTCAAGCACGGGCGACCAACGGCGCCGAGCAGCGACTGGATACCGCTGTCGAAACTGGCGATGTGGATCTTGCTAGTCAGCCCATGTTTCCAACCGTTACGGCTGCTGCGTGCTTTCCCCTCCTGCGTGCGGGGGCCGGTCGATTTCTGCGCGGCCTCGCGGCGCTGCTTCAACTCTGCAGCGCTCAATTTGCGACGGGGACGGATGGCGGTCATGCCTGAGTGTTGCCCGCCGGCCCGTTGCCTGTCCCCTTAACCGGGAGACGCTTCATACGCTTATGCACCGCGGTGCGGTTCATCCCGAACACGCGCCCGATCTCGCTGCAGGAGTCACCATTGGCGGCCATCTGTGCGATCAACTGATCACGCTCCTGCCTCCAAAACCCCGCGAAGAAGTGCTTACGGCGGGCGACGTAGATGTACTCCGATCCCAACTCGTCCAGCACTGCCGCCATCGCCTGCGTGCCGTGCCGCGGCCCAACTCAGCCAACAGCCGCCGCGCCAACGCGCCAAGCACACTGGTGTCCTGTGCCTGGTACTGCTGCAAGAGCGTGACTTCGAAGTCCGTCACCTGCTCGCCTTGATTGCTGAAACTCACGCCCTCAATCACGCACCACCTCCCCTGTTGCGATACGCGCCCACAGCGGCGTGCCTGTTGGTTTCGTCCCCAGCACGCGGTGCTGGCGGTCTGCGCTCAGCCGTGTCCGGCGTGCCCGCTCGGATACGGCCAGATAGCGACGCGTGGTTTCGATGCTCTCGTGGCCCATGAGCGCGCGAATGGTCTCAATGTCGGCACCCTCGTCATACAGCTGGGTGGCGAACGTGACGCGGAACCGATGGATTCCCCACTCCCGCAACTTCGCCTGCTTGGCGTGATACGCCACCATCGTTTCAAAGCTACGTAGCGACAGCGCCTGCCCGCGCGTGCCCGTGCTCAGAGACACAAACAGCGCACTGCCATCGAGCGGAAACGGGAGCGCCTCGCGCTGCTCCAGCCAAGCATGCACAGAAGCGGCGACCGGCCCCTCAAATGGGACATCGCGCTCCTTGGCCCCTTTGCCGGCGATGCGCACCACGCCGGTGCGTGTGGTCAGCTCCAGCTGCTCAAGCCGCAGCGTGCAGAGCTCCTCGCGCCGCATTCCGGTGGCAAGCAGCAACAAGAGAGCACAACGGTCGCGCACCTGACGCACCTGCGGCATTTGCTCGATCGAGCGGAACAAGGCCCGCAGGTGGTCATCGGTGTACTTGCGCGCGGGCTTTGGTTTCACGCGCGGGCCTGTGACATCTGCCGCAAGGTTCGTTGCGGCGATACCACGCGAGCGGCGCCAGTCGTAGAAACCCCGGAGCGCGTGGACCTGCCTGCGGCGCCACACGGCACCGTTGCGGCATTCGATCGCCAACCAGCGCTGCCAGCGATCGAACTCGGTCACCGTCACTGCGGCATGGTCCACGCCGTTGGACGCACACCATTGCAGCCATCGGCCCACCGTGCGGGCATAAGACTCGCCGGTCGTTGAAGCACGCGAGCCGCAATCGATCACCAAGTGGGCCAGCCACAGCCACAGCTCGGCCATTGCCGCTGGCGCGATCACTTGCGCCTCAATGCGACGCATCGCCTCGGCCAGGCGTCGCGAGTCGGCCACAAGCCATGCACGGTGCGCAGGCAGTTGCAGCCCGTTTGGCAACAACGCCAACGCCTCCAACACCGCCGCTGGCAGCGGCATGACGGTCATTGCGCTCCCGCCCGGGCAAAACGCCCCCTGGACCCCATCCCATTTTTCGGGAGAGCAATAGTTGGGCCGGGGGGCATGTTCGACAGCTGATCCGAAGGGGGGGGGCCGTGGAACATTCGATCCGTACCGTCCCGATCCGGACGACACGGCACAGGACCAATGAAATCAATGGGTTAGAGATGGGTGGGTTGCTGCCACGCCGGTTCGCTTTTTTGCCCGCGTGGAACCTTGGCGACGGCTGGGCCCAGCGCTTGCCCTTGCCCTGTAAGGCTTCGCGAGCGTGCTGGAGGTCAGGCGTGTGGAGCGGCACAACTGTGGTTGCGCGCAATTCGATGGGAGAACGGATCACGAGCGAGCCTCCTTCGCGGTGCTGACCATCGCGTCCAGATCTGCGATCGCTTCGCGGATGTCGGCAACGCGTTGGTCGCGGGTTACGTCGTCGATCAGCTCCAGGCGGTGATCGTTCTGCACCTGCAGAATCTTGTCGTCGAGTGCACGACGCAGTTGCTTGGCCTCGTCGGCCTGCTGTTGTTCGGCTGTCTTGATGTGCACGACGTTGCCAGGCTGGCCGGCTGACTCGGCTGCATCGTCGCGCATTCCACGCGCTCGATTGACCACGTACCGGATTGGCTTGCCACTCTTGCCTGCGGCTGCCGCCCGGATGTCGTTGGCAGTAATGCCCTCGGCCTTGGCCTGCATCAGGTCTGGATGCCCGTCAGCGCATTCGCTCCAGCCCATATCACGCAGCACGCGCGCCAGATCAGCCGCGTCCTCTAGTGGTTTCTCAGCGCTCGTATTGTTTGGAGAAGAGGCTTTTAAAGCTCCCTTCCCTCTCCCTTCTTTCTCCCTTTCACTTCCCTTTCCCTTATTAGCCGTGACCTGTGCGTGACCTGTCACGGTGACTTTTCCGTGACCATCGGCAGGCGCTTCAAGATCAGCTAGGTGCTCTCGCAATTTGCCGGTCGGCGTGTTGTATGGAAGGACAACGCCATAAGCCCGGAGTTTGCCGAAGATATCTACACGGTCCTGCCGCTCGCGCTCTTTACGTAGACGGTCGTTCTCACGCATGCCTTGAAATTCAAGGCGCTCAGTCCACGCTTGCGCAGCCTTGTCGGCGATCAATGGGTGGTAGTAGCGGCCATCTTTGCAGAGGACAAAGCCTCGCATTGCGCCGACTTTCAAGCGCTTCCACGCCCGCAAGTTGCGTGCATACCCGGCGTAGCTGGCCAAGATTTCGTCGTCATCAGGCAGGCTCGCGGCCGGCACCTCATGCCAGCACGCACACCAAAGCAGGATTGCCGCCCGGAACTCATCGCCGGATGCCTTGATCGCCATCCCGCTATCGCGCAGGCGGTTCACGTCCAGCGGCATGTACGGCATTCCGCGCAGATCGACGTCGGCCGGCACCATTGGTTCGCGGGCGGTCAT